AAATATCCCCGAGACTGTCCTCGAGGCTCTCTATCTCTTCGATGCACTTCTGCATTTCCTTTTTATTGCCATAGCAGCCTCCGCTCACGCTGTGCAGCATCAGCCTCGCATACTTGCTCATCTCTACCGGTTTTCCGCACAGGGCGATCACGCTGGCCATGCTGGCCGCGATACCGTCCACATAGATGTGTACGTCCGCCTTGCTGTTTTTAATGGCGTTGTAGATGGCGATGCCGCAATACACATCGCCGCCGTTGCTGTTGATGCGGACATGGATTCGGCTCCCCGCCTTTTCGGCTTCCAACAGTTCCCGGGCCACCTGTCCGCTCTGTACTTCGTAATAGTCTCCGATGTCACCGTAAAGGAAGATGGTGCACACTCCCTCCGCATCGGTCTGTATATTGAAAAATCTGCTCATATCTGTCTGGTTTTAGCACATAATCACGCTGGGTTCACATCGCAAAAATGCGACAAATCAACAGCGTATGAAAATTGTATTTTTACCGTGTAACGGTATGACGTCATGGTGGTTTCGTAAAGTCTCATCATGCGGAACGATTTTTATTTCGCGGGATTTTTAGGGCATTTTTGCAGTTGAATCACAAGAATTAAAGCACTATGGCAGATTTGACGAACGCCCAAAAGAAGGAATGGGCAAAGACTTTATACATGCGGGAGAATCTCACGCAACAGGAAATAGCGGAGCGTGTGGGAGTGTCCCGCGTGACGGTGTCCAACTGGGTGCGTGCCGGGAAATGGGAGGAACAGAAAGCCGGGCTGACCCTTACCCGGCAGGAACAGGTGGCCAACCTGTACCGTCAGGTGGCGGAAATCAACCGGGCCATCTCGGCACGGGCGGAGGGGGAACGGTTCCCGAATTCCAAAGAGGCCGACATTCTCGGCAAGCTGTCGGCCGCCATTCGGAACATGGAACAGGAAACCGGAATAGCCGATATCATCAGCGTGCTCACCGGTTTCGTCGAATGGCTCCGTCCGTTCGACCTCGACAAGGCCAAAGAACTGACAAGACTGGCCGACGCCTATATCAAGGACAAACTATAAACGGGAGGCTCATGAAACAGATCGACAGAACAGCCCTCCTCGACTGGGAGAAGTTCAAGGAGGACATCGATAGGGCCACGCCGGTGGACAAATCCATGTCCGCCGCCGACCGGGAGAAGCACCGCCGGTATCTCGAAAGGCACCCGGTGGAATGGATCAAATTCTTCTTTCCGCACTATGCCAAGTATGAGTTCGCCGACTTCCAGAAGCGGGCCATACAGCGCATCATCGCACATGACGAATGGTTCGAGGTGCTTTCGTGGAGCCGGGAGCTCGCCAAGTCTACCGTCTCCATGTTCGTCGTCCTGTTCGTCACGCTCACCGGGCGGAAGAAGAACGTCATCATGACCTCCAACAGCAAGGACAACGCCGTCCGGCTGCTGGCCCCTTACCGGGCCAATTTGGAGGCCAACGGCCGCATACAGGCCTATTACGGCAAACAGGAGACGCCCGGCTCATGGACGGAGGACGAGTTCGTCACCAAAGGAGGCGTGGCGTTCCGGGCAATCGGCGCGGGACAGTCGCCCCGGGGTTCGCGCAACGAGGCCATTCGCCCGGACGTGCTGCTCGTGGACGACTTCGACACGGACGAGGACACCAAGAACCCGGACACGATACAGAAGCGGTGGGACTGGTGGGAAAACGCCCTGTATCCGACACGATCCATCTCGGAACCGACGCTCGTCATCTTTTGCGGAAACATCATCGCCAAAGACTGCTGCGTGGTACGGGCCGGGGACATGGCCGACCACTGGGACATCGTGAACATTCGCGACAGGAACGGCCGCTCCACTTGGCCGGAGAAGAACACGGAAGAGTTTATCGACCGCACGCTGTCCAAAATATCCACCAAAGCGGCGCAGGGAGAATACTTCAACAACCCGATTTCCGTCGGGGAAGTATTCGAGACCATCGCCTACGGCAAGGTTCCGCCCTTATCGAAATTTAAATTTTTGGTCGCATACGGTGACCCGGCACCGGGCGAGAGCAAGGGAAAGAAAGGCAAGTCCTTCAAGACGGTATCGCTGCTCGGCAAACTCGGGGGACGGCTTTATGTCATCAAGACCTTTCTCGCCCAAGCCCTGAACGCCGAATTCATCGGTTGGTATGTCAAACTGTTGGAGTTCGTCGGCGGAAAAGCCACCGTGTATTGCTACATGGAGAACAACAAACTGCAAGACCCTTTCTTTCAGCAGGTGTTCAAACCGCTCGTGGCCAAAGTCCGGAAAGAGCAGAAAATATCGCTTTATATCCGGGGGGACGAGAAGAAGAAAACCGACAAGGGAACCCGGATAGAGGCCAACCTCGAACCCTTGAACCGGGAGGGGAACCTGATCCTTAACGAGGCGGAGAAGGACAATCCGCACATGAAAGAACTGGAAGATCAGTTCAAGCTGTTCACTCTCTCCCTGCGCTATCCGGCGGACGGCCCCGATGCCGTGGAGGGTGGCAACCGCGTCATCGACGAGATCATGCATCGGGCGGAGCCTCCGGTGGTCAAGACCCGGAGAGAGTTGCGGAGCCGGAACAAACGAAGATTATAACCCTTTAACCCCTATACCTATGAGTCAATTTGTCGAATTGAGGGACTATGACGCGAGTATCCACCGCGACATTCTGGATGCCCTCGTGCGGGAGGACGAACCCGTCATCGAAATATGCGAGGACAGGGCTATCGCCGAAATGCGGTGCTACCTGTCGAAACGCTATGACTGCGACAGAATCTTCTCCGCCACCGGGGAGGAAAGGAACCAACTGGTGTTGATGATGGTCATCGACATCGCGGTCTATCACATTTTTTGCATACACAACCCGCAGAAGCTGTCGCCTATGCGGAAGGACCGGTACGAACGGGCCGTAGAGTGGATGAAGGCGGTGGCAGCCGAGGAGATCTCCATCGAGGGGGCGCCGCTCCTGCCGGCGGAGGAACGGGCCGGAAACTCGAACTTCCGCATCACAAGCAATCGAAAAAGGACAAACCACTGGTAATCACATAAGACTATGGCAAAGAAACAAAAACGGAATAACCGGGGCATCATCACCGTCGGAGGCAATCTGACGCTTCCCGGACAAAAGAGACCGAATGTCATCGTGCTCACCCAGCCCAAACGGTTCGGCATCGACATCGCCGACTATATGACGGCCGTCCGAGCCGCCGAGAACGTGGACTATTCAAGGCGTTACAAGCTGTATGACCTGTATGCCGACATTCTCATGGACACGCACCTCACCTGCGTCATCGAGAAACGGAAGAACGCCGTGCTCTGCTCCGACATCGAGTTCCGCAGGGACGGCAAGCCGGACGATGCGGTGAACGAGCAGATTCGTTCCCCGTGGTTCAACCGGCTGGTCGGCGACATCATCGACGCCAAGTTTTGGGGCTTTTCCCTCTGCCAGTTCTACCGGGAGGGGGAATGGGTGGACTACGACCTTATCCCCCGCAAGCACGTAGACCCCGTAAGGCGGATTATCCTCCGTCACCAGACGGACATCGTCGGCCTGCCGTGGGAGAATTATTCCGACCTGCTGTTCATCGGCAGTCCCGACGACTTGGGGCTGCTGGCGAAGGCGGCGCCGTGGGTCATCTACAAGCGGAACACCACCGGTGACTGGTCGCAATTCTCCGAGCTGTTCGGTATGCCCATACAGGAGTATGTCTATAACTCCGATGACGAGCAGTCCCGCCAGCGGGCGATAGAGGACGCCGCGAATATCGGAAGCCTCGCGCAGTTTTTCCACGACGAGGACACCAAACTCAATTTTATAGAGGCCGGCAACAAGACCGGTTCGGCAGATGTGTACGAGCGCCTCTGCGAGCGGTGCAACAACGAGATTTCCAAACTCGTCCTCGGCAATACGCTGACGACCGAGTCCTCGGAGAACGGCACGCAGGCTTTGGGTTCCGTTCACAAGAAGGTGGAGGACAAGGTGGCCGAGGCCGACAAGCGGTATCTCCTCAACGTGCTCAACTACGACATGGCCGATATTTTCGCCCGCATGGGCATCGACACGGCCGGGGGAAACTTCTGTTTCCCGGAGAAGAAGGAGATGGACCCCACGGCGAAGGTCAATATCCTCACGCAGATTGCCCGGCAGTTCGACCTGCCGGTCTCCGACGACTACCTCTACGAGGAGTTCGGTATCGAGAAACCGGCCGACTACGACCGGTTGAAAAGAGAGCGGGAAGAGCTGCGGAAAAGGGAAGAGGCCGCCGCTAAACGGCTTCAACAGCAGCAACGGCAAAAACCGGAGGAGGAAGAAATAGAGGAACCCGACCCGGAACCGGACCCTGAACCTGTGCGTAAAAGCTCCTTCCGCGACCGGCTGGCCCGTTTTTTCGGAAAAGC